AGTTTCGCGCGAGGGCGCGAAGTTACGGCAGCCGCCGGCGTCGGCGCTGCCGAAGTGGGCCGACTATTGGGAGTGGAACACGCTGCGCCAGGAATATGTGCCTAAGCGGTCTACTCGCGATGCGAAGCCGGTTTATCTCAAGCTGAAGAAAGGCAGGTGATCTAGCAATGGCGAAGTGGCGCAAAAAGAAGTCGTACAAGAAGCGCGGGAAGAAGAAGCGCGGTAAGTCGGCCTCGCGTGTGCGCATCGGGTATCGCCTGTGAAGTGTCAGCGACCAGGCGTGATCATGAACCAGGTGGTGCCCTGTGGGCACTGCCTGGCATGTCGTATCAACAGGAGAAGGTTATGGACACACCGTCTGCTTCTCGAAGCAGCTGCGTCATCGGACAGCTCGTTTTTGACTTTGACCTATGCGGACGAGCACTTACCGATGACGAAAAACGGGCAATCGCCTACGTTGTCGCCGATGCATTTGCAAAGGTGGCTCAAACGTTTCAGGCGCAGGGTTGCGCCGTTGAAGTTGAGGTTCTACGCGGTCGGGGAATACGGCGAGGACAACGGCCGCCCGCACTACCATTTGGCAATGTTCGGTTGGCCCGTGTGTCGGCGCGGACAGACGCGTTGGAGCAGAGCAGGGAAATGCTGCGAGGCGTGCGACCCAATTAGAGAGACGTGGGGCATGGGTAGTATCATGTCCCTTGAATTGAATTCGTACACCGCGCAATACATCGTCGGGTACGTGATTAAAAAGATGACGGCTGCGGATGATAATCGCCTGCAGCCTGGACAGTTCCCAGAGTTCGCGCGGATGTCGAATCGGCCGGGTATTGGCGCGGCTCTGATGGATGATCTTGCATCGAAGGTGATGCAATACGAGCTCGTCGATGTCGACGTGCCCGGCGCTCTTGATCATGGACGCCGGCGTTTGCCCTTGGGCCGTTATCTGAAAAGGAGGTTACGTGTCAGAGTGGGTTTGGAAGCCAATGCGCCTGCGGTGGCGACCGTGGGTGCCCGTGAAGAGCTGCAAGCAATGCGCAAGCTTGCGTGGGATAGTGCGCGCCCTCTCTCGGAAGTCATCAAGGAGGTCTACCAGCCGAAAACAGACCAGGTAGAGCGTAGGTATCGTTTCCACAAACACAGAGGAAAGCTATGAAAAGGAATTTGTTCTCACTGTCGAGCTCGAAGCTGTACACCTGCGATATGGGCGAGCTCGTCCCGTGTGGGCTGATCGAGGTTTTGCCCGGGGACACAATGCAGCAGAATACGACGCTGTTTATGCGGGCGTCGCCGCTGCTCTCCCCGGTCATGCATCCGGTGGATGTTCGCATCCATCATTGGTTCGTGCCTCACCGCCTCCTTTGGGAGGATTGGGAGGATTTCATTACAGGAGGTCCCGATGGGATGGACGCGAGTTCGTTTCCTACTATCGACGGTGGCGAGAGTGGTTTTGCTCTCGGGAGTCTTGGAGATTACCTCGGCATTCCCACGGGTGTTGCAGACCTTTCTGTGTCGGCGCTGCCGTTCCGTGCTTATGCGCTCATCTGGAACGAGTGGTACCGGGATCAGGACCTGCAGACGCCGCTGGTGCTTTCTGAAGCGAGCGGCGTTGATTCGACGACAAATACAGCGCTTCAGAATTGCTGTTGGGAAAAGGACTATCTGACGTCGGCCAGGCCGTGGGAACAGAAGGGGCCGGCGATCACCGTCCCGATCGGCGAAAAGGCCTACGTGAAGGGCATCGCCAAAGAGAACCAGGTGTGGGACGGCGCCGGCAATTTGGAAGTCTACGAGTCGGGCGGCGAAGCCGCGACGACATATACCGCCGCGGGCGGTCATCAACGCATCTCGCCGACGGATTCGGACGGGCAGATGCAGGTTCAGCAGGATCCGGACAATCCAGGGTTCCCGAACATCTACGCGGATCTGTCGGGGGCGTCCCTGGTGACGGTCAACGCATTGCGCGAAGCGATGGCTTTGCAGCGCTACGAGGAAGCTCGAGCGCGGTACGGTTCTCGTTACGTGGAGTATCTCCGCTATTTGGGTGTGCGGAGCTCGGACGCTCGTCTGCAGCGTCCGGAATTTCTTGGCGGCGGCCGCAACGTGTTTCAGTGGTCGGAAGTTCTCCAGACGGCGGAGGGAACGAACGCGGTTGGTACGTTGCGGGGACATGGTATCGCCGCGGGCCGGTCGAATCGTTATCGCCGGCATTTCGAAGAGCACGGTTACGTGCTCACGTTGGCCTCTGTGAGGCCGAAGACGATTTACGCGCAGGGCCTGGCGCGGACGTGGAATCGTCGGATCAAGGAGGATTTCTGGCAGCAGGAGCTGCAGCACATCGGTCAGCAGGAGGTTTTGAACAAGGAGGTGTACGCGGCGCACGCGTCGCCGGATGAGACGTTTGGTTTTCAGGATCGCTATGACGAGTATCGCCGGCAGGAGAGCTCGATTGCGGCGGATTTCCGCACGACGCTCAATTTCTGGCATTTCGCCAGGCAGTTCGGGAGCTCGCCGGCGTTGAACGGCGACTTCGTTAAGTGCGTGCCTACGGAGGTTCCTTTTGCGGTGAGCACCAATGACGTATTGTGGTGCTACGCGAAGCACTCCGTGCAGTCGCGTCGTTTGGTGAGCCGGACGGGCTCATCGTTCATCTATTAGGAGGATGTTCCTATGGCAGTTAAGAAGATTCCGGGTCGGGAGCAGCCGACCGAATCGGTGAAGACGAATACCGGCCGGCACGACGAATTTGGTCGTGAGCTGCTCGACGGCCGGCCGATGCAACCCCCGTTGGGGTACAAGCGGACGCCGTCACTGGCGGAGCAGATTTCGGCTATGGTGCGCAATGAGCGCATCCAGGCCGAGCTCAGGGCCGCCGGCGTGGAGACGTTCGCGGAAGCGGACGATTTCAACATTCCGGACGACGTGGACCCAACGTCGCCCTACGAGATGTATTTCGAGCCCACGCCGCTGGCCGAGCTCGTGAAGCGGGAAAAGGCCGACAAGGCCGCTAAGAAGAAAGCGGCCGAAGAGGCCGCGCAGGCCGCCAGGGGCGGCCAGGAGCCGGCGAAGCCGGCGGGAGCCCCCCCGGAGGGGGGATCGGCCCAAGGGGCCGGGGGGGGCGCGTAGAAGCCCTCCAGAGGGCGCTAAAGGTAGGGGGTCCAGGCGACTGGACCCCCGGTTCTTGTGGCAGTACACTACTCGATGTGTACTGTGCCAGGTGACACCAAGGGGGTCACCTGGCTCTATGGGTGGAGGTCAAGTGGCAAAGCGGCGAGGCCGTCCGGGAAGTTCTACGAGGCAGCTGCGCGATACCTTTGATATCGCTAACCTACGGTTGTCAGTGCTCACTAAGATCGATCCGGCCTCGCTCTTGCGGGAGATCGAAGATCGACGGACCTACCACCCTGAGCGGGCCGCCAGGCCCGCTCGTTCTTTGTCGAAACCGCGTCACAGATTGGTCACGCCGCACCAGAAGGGGCGGCGAATCCCCTATGGCGTGCGGTTCGACGATCCCGTGACTACGTTCGTCTGTGTACGGAGGAATACGCGCCGGCAGGTGTTGTTTGCGAAGAAGAAGACCCGAAAGGGGTCTGGAGCTCGCCGGCGTCGTCGTTCGTGGTTTTCTGATGTTCAATGTTAGGAGGATAGTCCTATGGACCCAATCATTGGTGCAAGCCTCATCTCCGCCGGCAGCAATCTCATCGGCGGGTTGTTAGGTAAGTCTGAGGCGGACAAGAATATCGAGCTGCAGAAGCAGTTCGCTCAACACGGGATCAGATGGAGAGTAGAGGATGCGAAGAAAGCCGGGGTGCATCCGCTGTACGCTCTTGGAGCTCAGACCACCAGTTTTGCTCCGGTCATGTCTGGGCTCCCCGATTCCATCGCTGCTATGGGACAGGATGTATCGAGAGCAATCGATGCGACTCGGACCCAGGAAGAAAAGGTGTCGGCATACGAGACTTCGCTGCGAGCTCTCACGCTCCAGAAGTTCGGTTTAGAGAATGAGCTCCTCGGAGCGCAGATCGCCAAGTTGAGGCAGTCGGCGGGTGGACCGATGCCGGCGGCGACCGATCCCTATTTGGTTTCAGGTCAGGCGCAGTCTGGGCTTGTGATCGACAAGCCGTTGGAGCGGACGAGCTCCGCGCCGGAGAAGACCTGGCAGGAGCCCGGTGCGATTCCGGGCGTTGGTTTTGAGTGGACGGGTACGGGTATGGCTCCGATCCCGTCTCAGGATGTGAAGCAGCGGATTGAGGACATGATCATTCCGGAGCTGCTTTGGTCTATCAGGAATAATTTCATTCCGTCAGTTTCGCGCGAGGGCGCGAAGTTACGGCAGCCGCCGGCGTCGGCGCTGCCGAAGTGGGCCGACTATTGGGAGTGGAACACGCTGCGCCAGGAATATGTGCCTAAGCGGTCTACTCGCGAT